GGTCATGCTAGGCATAGCACGACCGACTAGTCCAAAATGGACTACCCCGGGTTTTCCCGGGGGACACGATGGTTTTCCAGAGGATGAATCAGTCTAAGAACTGAAAGCACCATGGTTGACCATCACAGCAGTTTCCCACTGCTGCCAACCTAGTCTAACTCCATTAGTTAGGCTAGATAAGGGAATGTAATCCCAATAGGGACTACATCGCGGCTTCTGCTGATATATCTTACGGTCATGCCTGACCATGATATAATCAGCATCCAACTTGCTAGCAAGAGAGTTAAATCTAGTTTTGTAACTAGAAGTAAGCTCCCCATAGAGAAAGCTACAATATAATCCAGAAGGGTTATAAGGTAGATTCTTCAATCGATTAGGAGATATGAGTCTCCCAGGATAAATCCAGATTCTAGACGGACGACGGTCCCAAGTCTTGTACTTGAAACTGTTATTCGAATCGAACCTAGGTTTAACCATAGCAAGAGGAAGGCGAAGACCAGCGTCAAGTGCAGAATCAAAAGGAACAGCGTTCATAAAGCGCCGATCCAAATGAGAAAGCAAAAGACGAACAGTATTCCGAAGAGGAATACCGGTATACGCCGTCCAATTGTTAAATTGATTGATAGCAACAAGGATATCATGCGGAGAGTCCAATTTTCTAATGAAGACTGGACGTACTGGTTGGCCATAAAACCAATCAGCACCACAGGATTCCCTGAACGCGCCCTCCGAAAAGGACTTGGAAGCATTAACACTGAACCCGAGCAGGTCGAGGAAGTGACACAATCGACCGTAGACTTTTCTACGGCAAATTAAGTCATCTCCGAAACATGACCAGGTTTTCGCGCTCCAATTTCTATATTAGAGATCGGAAATTGCTTTCAATATAGCACTAAATATGATAGTCTGCAGTGGGAAGGTAAAACCATTACCCATAGTAGACATCATAAAAAGAGGCACCTCCTCACCATCAATCAAGGTTGTACGAGAACGCAATTGCACCAGTAGTTCAAAGAACCACCGGGGGAAGAGCATCTCGCATAAACCGAGAGAGATTGAATCGGAAGCAGCTGACAGGTCGATAGTAGCTAAGCTATTATCAACGGAGCCAACCTTAGCCAGCATATGATTTACTGAAGGCTGTGTTTTGAGGTCAATCCCAAAGGATTGTCTCAAGCGAGTCTCTAGTAAACGTGCCAG